CTAACTACAACGCCGCGCAAAAAGGAAGACCAATCTTGACGCTCGGGATGCCAAGGGGTAGCTTCGCACAATGACGGGAAAATCATCATATGTTGTGGGAAAGGGTAAACCGCCCGTTGAACACCAGGTCAAGCCGGGTCAAGTGCTTAACCCTGGCGGCAAAACGTCTGCACAAAAGCGCATGGAGATGGCCAACGCTGAAAAAGCAACAATCATCCGTGGGCGACTTTTGGCGGCAATAATGGCAGCGACCGACCCAAAAAAAGGCAAGGCAAAGTCATTGGCATATATTGAGGCCGGTGTTCTCAAATTACTGAAGGATGCGGAGGATCGCGGGCTGGGCACAGCGGTGCAATCGCTTAACCATGTGTCAGAGGACGGAAGCATGTCGCCCTCGCGCATTGTGATTGAGGCCGCAAAGCCAGATGACAACGACAGCAACGATTAAACTGCCTCCAAAGCTGGTGCCGTTGTTCGCAGCACCGCGCGGGTCAGTGAGCTACCGCGCATTGTTTGGGGGTCGTGGATCCGCCAAATCATACAGCGCGGCCCTGCTGGCGGCAGTCTGGGGATATGCTGACCGAATGCGAATTCTTTGCGTGCGGGAGTTTCAGGCTAGCATCAAGGAAAGTTTTCACGCTGAATTAAAATCCGCAATTGAGGCTACGCCGTTTCTGGCTGCGCATTATGATGTTGGCGTCGACTACATCAAGGGCGCGAACGGCACTGAATTCATATTTCGCGGTCTGCGCCGGAATGAACAGTCCATCAAATCGCTGGCGAAGATTGATCTGACGATAATTGAAGAAGCCGAGGACATACCGGAAAGCGGTTGGCTGGCGTTGGAGGCAACCGTGTTCCGCCAGCACCAGTCTGAAATTTGGGCGCTGTGGAACCCGCGCGATGAATCCAGCCCTGTTGATAAGAGGTTTCGTAAAAACCCGCCAGAGTCTGCAATCGTGGTCGAGGTTAATTGGTCAGACAATCCGTTTTTTCCTGTAGGCTTGGAAAAGCTGCGCAAATTACAGCAAGAGCGCCTAGACCCCGGCACATATGCCCACGTTTGGGATGGTGCCTATCTGCAAAACAGCAATGCGCAGGTGTTTCATAGCAAAGTGCATGTCGAGGAGTTTGACCCCGGACACGGATGGGATGGCCCATATTTCGGCGGCGATTTTGGCTATTCGCAAGACCCCACAGCCGCAGTGGAGGTCTGGATCAGCGGCCCGGATATCTGGATCAGGCGCGAGAAATTCGGCAAGGGGCTGGAATATGACGATACGCCATCTGCCGTCATATCAGCCATTCCCGGCTTTGAGCGTCAACTCAGCCGATGGGACAGTGCCAGCCCTGCCGCGATCAGCCACCTAAAGCGCCACGGTTTGCCATTGGCGTCGTCGGTGCGCAAGTGGCCCGGCAGCATCGAGGATGGCATTGCATATCTGCGCAGCTTCGTCCGTATTGTAATTCATCCCGATTGTGTTAACATGCGTCAAGAAGCGCGGCTTTACAGCTATAAGGTGAACGATGCGGGTGACGTTGGCACGAAAATCATTGACGCGCATAACCACGGATGGGATGCTGTGCGATATGCAGTTGAACCGTTGATATCCGCCATGAGAAAACCCACATCCGTCACACAAACGCTGCAAGGATATTATTGAATGGCAACGGTCAGCACATACCACCCTGCCATGACTGCCGTTCGTTTTGCCGAGTGGAAGCGGATGCGCGACTGTATGGACGGCGAAGCGCAGGTTAAATCAACGGGTGAGTTATACCTGGCAATGCCTGGCGGCTTCAAGGCACAAGATGACGCCGGACTTGGAATGTATCAAGCCTATAAGGGGCGCGCACAGTTTCCCGCAATTCTCGCCCCATCCATTTCAGCCATGATAGGCATCATCCACGGGCGCGAAATCAAGATCGAGATGCCTGACGCGATGATGTTCCTATGGGAAAACGCGGACGGCGTGGGTTTACCCCTTGAGGCGTTCCATCGGCGTATTACGCGCGAAATGCTGATCATTGGCGGGTTTGCCGTTCTGGCCGACGCGCCCGAAGGGGGAGGCGATCCCTATCTAGTCGGCTTCCCGCGCGATCTGCTGATCAACTGGGATCACGACTTCTGGGTGCTGGACGAAAGCCGCGATGTGCGGGACGGATTTGCATGGCAGCAAATGGAGCGATACCGCCTGCTGACTGTTGACAATGGCCTTTACACGCCATTTGTATTCTCTGGTGATTTGGAGGTAGGCGAACCTATTGTGGTGCGTGGCCGGGGTGGATCGCCCCTTGAACGCATCCCGTTTGCGGTCGGCAATGCGGTTGACCTATCGCCCCGCGTTGAGGCCCCTCCCCTGATCGGTGTCGCAAACGCGGCGATTGCTATTTATCAACTATCGGCAGACTACCGCCACCAGCTTTATATGTCCGGGCAAGAAACGCTTCTGGCTGTCAACGGTGACGCGCCGACAATGGTAGGGGCTGGGGCTGTTCACCAGATGATGGGCGGCGAGGGCATGACTCCTGATTTGCGCTATGTGTCGCCGTCGTGTAGCGGGATCGATGCGCACAAGCTGGCAATGATGGACCAGCGCGAGGCCGCTGTTATGGCTGGCGCACGGATGCTGGAACAATCCGCAGGAGTGCAGGAAAGTGGCGAGGCGCGCAAACTGCGGTTTGCATCCGAGACCGCCACACTCACAAGCATTGCGCAGTCGTCGTGCATGTTGCTGGAAAAGAGCCTGCGCAATGTCGCAATGATTATGGGCTTGCCAGAGGAACAAGTCATCGTGACGCCGCCAGAGGACTTGCTGGATCAAACAATCTCAGCTACTGATTTTGCCAAGCTGTTTGACGTCTATGACAAAGGCGGCATGTCTTGGGAGAGTTACCACGCGGCTGGACAGCGCGGCGGATTGTTTTCTGCCGAGGTTGAAGCCGAAGAAGAATATGCCAGGATTGATAATCCTGGCGATCTGGGCAACAATGCCCCATAATGCCGATGGCAAAGGAGACGGGCGATGCCCCTAAAAACTGTTCTGGAATCCCTTGAAGGCGTCGATGACGCAATCCACTCATTTTACACCGAAACCGATGGCAAGTTCATCTTGCAGATCGAAGGTGTGGATGACCACCCCGATGTTGCCACTTTACGCAATGCCTATGCTCGTTCCAAAACGGACAAGGACACGGCAAAGAGCGAAGCGGCAAAACTGAAAGCCGATATTGCCGAGTTGCAAAAAGGCGCACCCGACACAGCCGCTACGCAGGCGAAAATGACTGCGCTTGAGGAACAGCTTGCAACGGCAACAGCCAAAGCGGGCGAGTGGGAGGGAAAATATACGGGGGTGACACGGGATCAATCGTTGAAGTCTGCGCTGCAAAGCGCGGGCGTGACTGAACCGGCGTTTCTCGATGCGGTGGCCGCCAAGCTGGCCCCAATGGTCAAGTTAGGTGAAGATGGCACCGCATACGTTGATACCGGCATGGGTCCGAAGGTTCTGGGCGATTTCGTCAAGGGCTGGGCAAACAGCGAAGGCAAGGCGTTCGTCTCAAAGCCGCAAGGTGGCGGGGCACAGTCTGGAACACAGAACGGGGGCGGCAAGACTATCGCAGCCTCACAACTCGAAACGATGACGCCGCAGGAAAAGGCCGTTTTTTACAAGGCCAATCCGGGCGTCAAGGTGGAATAACAATAGCCTCGCCATAAGGTCGGGGCAACTCTTGAAAGGAAAGCCAAATGGCTAACACATTGACTGCCCTGGAGCCGATCCTCTTTTCGGCGGCTCAGCAAGTATCAGCGGAGCCATTCGGCGCTGTTGATGCGATCAACATGACCTTTGACAGCAAAGGCGTGGCCGTTGGCGATGACGTGAAAGTTACCGTCGCGCCAATCAGTGCGGCAACTGACTTCGCCCCCGGCGTTGCTGCCGCTCAGGGTGCAGATGCTGTTGCAAGCGAAATCACGGTGCAAATCACCAAGTCGCGCAAAGCCAGTATGCACCTGACCGGTGAGCAACTGCGGTCCCTGGACAACGGCGCGTCATCTGCCGAGTGGATCCGTCAAATGGTTGCGCAGATGATGCGCACCCTGCGGAATGAAGCCGAGGTTGATTGCGTCAATGCGATCAAGGTTGGTTCGTCCCGTGCGTCCGGCACCGCTGCCACTAATCCATTTGCATCGGCGCTGACTCCGCTTGCTGACGTGCGCAAAATCCTGCGGGATAACGGCGCACCGATGGCCGATCTGCAATTCGTGGGTGACACCACGTCTGAGGCCAACCTGCTCAAGCTGGGCGTGGTTCTGGATGCGTCAATTGCCGGGACTGACGAAGAGCGCCGGTCGGGTATCCTGCGCCGCCAGTACGGTTTCAATATGCGCACGAGTGCGGGTATTGATGTTCACACGCGCGGCACGGCCAGCGGATTATATGATACCAACGGCACTTTTGCGGCTGGTGTTACTAGCGTTGCGGTTGATACTGGTTCCGGCACGATCCTCCCCGGTGATATTGCGTCGTTTGCGGGTGATACAAGCCTCTATGTGGTCGGCACTGGTATTGCAGCGGCTGGCACATTGGAACTCAACAAGCCGGGTTTGCAGGCGTCTCTTGCTGATGGTGTGGACTTGACCGTCGGCGCGGCATACACTCCGAACCTTGCATTCGAGCGTTCTGCCATTGTCGGCGTTATGCGCCCGCCTGTCATGCCCGCCAACCCGGTGATCAGCCAAACGTTGATTTCCGACGGAATGGGTATGACCTATCTGCTGCTGGACATTGCACAGTATGGCCAGCGCACTTGGGAATTGCACCTTGCTTGGGGCTTCAAGGCGGTGCAGCCTGATCACATCGCCACGCTTCTGGGCTGATCAGTTTCACGAGGGGGCAGGGCGACTTGCCCCCTTTCATAAGCTGATCATAAGGGTGTTTCAAAATGGCCGTAACAATCGAAACAGGCGCGGGCGTGACGGGTGCAGACAGCTACATCACGGCTGCTCAATTCACGTCACTGGAAGCCGCGCTGTTTACATTGGCGGTTACGGGCACTGACGCGGCTAAGGAAGTCGGCTTGCGCAGGGCGTGGGTTTACCTTCGCGCGCTGGATTGGAACGCCTCCACATTCCCGCTTTTCCTTGGCACCATTCCAGACGTGGTTAAACAAGCGCAAATGGTTTTGGCGCGC